AAACACCTCCGCAACTTATTTCGTTAAGCTGTCCAAAACCTCCAGTTATATTAGGTAACCCCGCCTCGACGGCTGTACCAACACTATAAGTACCACCTGCACCCTCGGCAAATTTGTCTCTCATGTCTGGCAAATTAAAGGTTGAACCTGTACCACCTGCAAAAGTGACATCATCGCCAGTAACTAAAGCTACTGACGTATTCCATGTGATATATGAGTTATTTACAAGCTCAGTGGCTTTTTTTACTGTCTGTGTTTCTACCAATGAACCTTTAAAATATGTGGTAACATCAAAACTTGATGCATCGCTTTCATTTGTTGCAACAGTTACTCTAATTGAGTTGCCATCTTCACCATCAAATACAGCTGTACCAAACTTTGATGTAGCATTGATACCATCACCTTTTCCGTAAAGAGTGCCAATAACAGCAAATAAATCTGCGTATGTTGTACGTGATAATGTAGCGCCGTTACATAATAAAAATCCCTCCGGTACCTTATCTCCGGCAATGGTTAATACAGCACCTGTAGGAACGTTAGACATTCTCTTAAGCAAATCTACAAGATATGCTTTTGTCACTGGGTTATGATCCTGTGTTGGCTCAGGAACAGTAACATCGCCTGTAAGTACTGGAGATTCAAGATCTGCCTTTAAAGCAAACTTAGCTAATAGAGTATCTGCAAGCTGGTCTATTTTGTCCCTAGAAGGTGTCCCTCCTAACTTTGAAATAGCTGATACAATCTCAGATGTTACACTTTCAAACCAAGCAGCACCTGGAGTAGATGGTGGGATTGCTAACTCAGGTGAGCCTGATGTAAAGTGCCCCTTTTCAGTTAAAGTTGATAACTTAGGTGCTGACTCTGCAGCATTTGCTTGCATGTAAAAATCCATAATATTTCTCCGTTATAATTCTGATTTACCATACAAAAAGATTACATTAGCGTGGCATGGAGCTAATGATTTAACCATACATTCAAACAACTGATCGCCCCATTCTGCCAGAGGTTGCGAAGCATCCCAGGCTGTTGTAAATTCTTTCTTGTTGTACTTATCAACAGTAATTGTCATAAAGTAAGCTTTCCACTCATCGTCATACAATGCTTGAGAACAATTAGAACGAGTTGTAAAAGTGTTAAAGTTTTGAATACTTACATTTTGATAATCTAGTGAGCGTGCGATAAGAGCAACTAACTCACCAAAGCTCATACCAAGAGTTGCTATTTTTGTAACAAGAACTTTGCGGTATAAGTCAATGCTTGGATTATCTATGCTTTTTAAACATTCATCTGGAATACCCCATTGAGTAAACCATTCTGACAAAGTTACTTGTGCATCTCGAGGATCACTCTCATCAATCAATTTTTTAATTAAAGCATCTATTTGTGAAAACTCTTGAGCTGCAACATAAAGCATAGACATTAAGGTTGTATGGTCGTCTAGTTCCCATGCAGGGCCTCGAGGTAACAAAGCCTTCATAGCCTTGTAGTAGTCATCTGTACTGTAGCCTAATCGTCCTCTTGCCATGATATTTCTCCTACCGTAGGAAGATACTGGGTGCCTTGAGCCTGAATATCTAATTTTGGTTCTACAATTACATGATCAATTTCATCTGTAAGCTTTGAGATTGCCAAGTTAAGATGAGATAGATAGATTTTTCCACCTGGCACAGATTCCTCTTTAAAGACATCTCTAATAGCTTGTTCAGCCTGTTCACGCATTGTGAGGTTGTTAGGCTTGATTTTTAGTTTGAAGTTGAATGGTTGAGGAACAGGGGCAACAACAAACACAGTAGCCATAATGTTTGACATTAGATCTAAATGCTGCTGTACCTTACTGATAAGCTCGCTGTCAGGTAAATTCATGTTATCGTCTAAGATACGCATGGTAACTGTACCTTTGCCCTGTTCTTGAGGATAGCACCATGCCTGTCCTACACCTTCCACCTCACGGCACCAGGCAATATAATCATCCTTAGTGCCTTGCCTTGGTGGATTCTGTGTATGCTCTAAAACACGCGCTCTTAAGCTATCATCAGTTTCAGTATCTGTACCTCCAGTGATCTCACCTGTGGTCACAGCATTGATTACTCCAACTAGTGGAGTAGGAAGGCTAAGTTCAACATTTTTTGAGATGTTATAGATTTGTCCTGCTTCTAATGCTCTGACAGTTGCAACACCTTGTGAATCAGGGCTAGATATTGTTTCATACTGTAGACCGGTGTCTGTCTGAATGACTGTGTGCAGAGGAATGTCAGACACATTTTGAGCATAGCTAAATTTAACAAAACCTTTAGCTTTAGTTGCCTGTTTTCTAGACAATCCCCAAATAGATGCAATTCTCTCAAGATAAGAAACTTCACAGCTATCTATAAACAACTGCCTACGTCCATATTCAATAGCTGAATACAAGCTGTGAGCTACACTTGAGATGATTGTTTTAAAAACAACAATGTCAGAGCGTCTTAGCTGAGTACTATCAAGCCTAGAGGTTGTTTCATTATCAACTCTGTCTTTGATTTCCTGTAGAGTAGGTCTAATCGTTGCCATTTAATATATCCTTAATCTCATAAGATGTTTTGCCATGTTCTTGTTCTAGAATTACAGATAGGTTAATGCGGTTAGGATCATTACTGTCGCGCTCTACTGATACTGATACGTCCGTACAAATTCCATCTTCAACCAACCATTGAAGAGCATCATCTGCCATTTCCTGAGCTCTTAATAGAGTTTCAGATGTGATCTTGCTTCTTAATAGTTGCCAGAGCTTTGAACCTATCTCATCTTCATTAAGAGAATCGCCCCACCATCCCTGTTTACCAAGCTCATGATCATAATCATCACTATCATCAGCTCTGCGCCACGAAAACAATGAGATAATCACTGCCCTTGTTAAGGAATCTTGCATATCAGCTTGAACTAAACTGCCATTAAGAAATAACTTCATTTTTAATTTTCTCTAATTGTCTTGGACACAAATGGCTTGCTGAGAAGTCAAAAACAATAATCTGTTCATCAGTTTTAAACATTAGAGCAGGTACACCTACAAGAGGGGATACATCCGTACAGGCATAAAAAAAGCCATTCCATTTTACGGAACAGCTTTTATTCTCTATTTGAGCTTTTAATGTATGCCATTTATGACATCGAAAGATATGAATTAACCTTTCGTGAGGTGGAGTTGATTGCATTTTAATTTACCTTGGTGCAGATGTACTGCCACCACTATCACCTGTGTGAATATGCGATTTAAGACTAATTGAACCGGCTGTAGTATCTCCATCAGAGTGGATAGATCCTGTAGTGGTGTAATCCCCCTGTGTTTGCTGTATGTTACCTGTGATTTGAGCACCACTACCACCGCTAATAACCATACCGCCCTGACCTGTAATCAGTTGAGTGACAGTTAAAGGACCATTGATGGTATTTTGAGGACAAGTAACTACGGTGCTTGTAGATGCTTTAACATTAACAGTGTCAGCCGTTACATTAACCGCACTGTCAGCTTTAATGTTGATATTGGCGTTTGAGGTGATGTTAATATCGCCTTTTGTGTGGATGTTGATAGGATCATCAACACCATCAATATCGATACAGTCACGCTTCAGATAAATATGGCGTTTCTTATCATCATAGATCACCACTTCACCGGTTTTTAATGACTTAACTCTAAAACGTCTGTCTGCCACACACATAACAAAGCCTAACTCGTGACTTTCATCTGTGTAAAATGTAATGGCATCTGCTTTCTTATCAGTATAAGGTTCTGACGAAAAGCCATAAGGCTCCATGTGCTCAACATCTTGACGAACTTCACCGCTCTGATGTTCTACCTGAAGTTCCCTTAACTCATCGTCATTTTTTGAGATGGTTACTGTACCGCGCTCAATATCTGCTGCCATTTATGCACTCATAAAATTTTGCTTTTTGTTAATCCATGAAAAATCAGCTGAAGAGTTACTACTTTTCTTGATAATGACCTTTTTAGGATCTTCTTTGTCATTCTCAGTCTCTAACCTCCAGCCATCAGGAGGTATTACATCAAGTGTAGTAGTCATACCTTCGTTTTCAGTCAGATTAAACACCACGCGAGTAATTAAAAACTTTTGTGATCGTTGAGTATCGATGCCTAAAAAATCATCTTTGATATCAACCAAAGAGTTAATCTTCCAAAGTTTTCCTGTAGACTGTCTCCAGCCTTGAACTTTATATGTAATCTTATAAAACTGAGATAAATAATAATCTCTGTCACCTTCAGCTGTAACTTTGCATTTTGCTGTATCTGCTGCACCTTGAACTTTCTTTGTTAAAAGACGAGTTCTGGATACATTATCATCTACAGCTGTGTAATTATGGCTACTTGCATCATGTCCTGTTTTGCCGGTTACACCTTTATCTTGCCCTACAGCTCGATAGTATTTATAAATCTTACTTGCATCAAAGCTGGCATCACCTGTAAGAATATTCTGACCGAGTACTAAAGCATCATCAGCTGTGAGCTTGCCTTTTTCAGTAACTACAAGATCACCTTTTTCATTACCGTAAAAAAGCAAATTCTCTGTAGATGTAAGGTTTTGTAGAGCTTTTAATACGGTGTCTTCATGCTTTGCTGAGAAGTTACGCTTCTTAGTTAAAGGCTTTGTTTCATTAACAAGCTTAATACCATAAGGCATGATTAGCTGAGCAATAATAGTTTCTAGAGCTACATTCTTGTACTCTGTTGCAGCATTCTGAGGGCAACTTACATAGTTTGAATTTGAAGTATTAGGCTTTTCATAAGAGATATTAGGATCATCGACCATTACAGTGCAGTCGATTAAATCACAGGTTTTACTGCGTCCGGCAATACCCACATTTGCAGAGGTTGCAGAATAGCTTACAGGAGTTTGTTCAATGTAACCAGTGAGGACAACGTCATTTCCAATTTTTACTTGAACTACTTTACCTACATCAATTATTTTTCTTAAAGATGTTGTTTTAGACACTATGCCTACAGAAAAAGCAGGACTGATCGTATTTAATTCGGTGGTAATACTAAAAGAGGTCCATTTTGTATAAACTGAACCTCCTATGGTTAAAGATACTTCATTATCATTATTCATTTTTACTCACAGATTATATTTTTACCTTCGTAGTAACATTCTCTAGTTTTGCCATCAATAGTCATGTCAAAAACTTCAGGCTGAGATCTAATAATGCGTTTCCAATCAGAGCCTTTTAAAGTATTCATATCTTTATTAAATCGTTCTTTTGCCAAATCTCTATTTTTATAAGTATCTTCTAATGTAGGTAAACTATAGTAATCATCAGCAATCGCCCATGCAGAAGAGCTAAACAACCCTAAGGATACAATGGTAATCAGTAATATAACCAACCTTTTCATATAAATCTTGCCTTACTCCATATCTACTCACAAATTATGTTTTTGCCTTCGTAGTAACACTCTCTTGTCTTACCATCAATGGTCATATCAAACACTTCAGGTTGAGATCTAATAATTCTCTTCCAATCTGATTTGGCGCTATCTTGTAGCATTTTTTCAATTTGTTCCCTTCCTCTGTTAGGATGTTCTTTGACATAATCATCCCATGAAGGCAATTCATTCACTCCCTCCCAAATAGCATATGAAGGAATACTGAATAAACCTAAAGATAAAGCAAATAAAGCGATAACTAACTTTTTCATATAAACCTCACTTATCTTTTAATCCAATTATAGGTTCAAAAAACTTAGTGAAGAATTAGAAAAGAGCTATTTTCTTGATACGGTAAAATTACCTACTGGCATAAAGAGAGGGTTGATAACATCATTACGCTCAGCTATCTCATCAGCTCTAGTTGAGTCGCCATATTTGTCATAAGCTAGAACAAATGAAGGCTCACTTTGTTTTAGAGTTACAGTCTCAATACCAGAATCACCGTTAAGCATTTCTGTTAGATACTTGTAAACAGCCACGTAACTGTCAACCAAATCAAGATAATCCTGATTGTCATCTGTACCTTGAATTAGCATCTCAGCATCAATGGCATCTAACAGATTATTTCTAATCTTAAGAATTTGCTCATCTGATAAAGTTTTCTTGCTGTTACTGTCAGTATCAACATCATTATCTTCACCAATCATGCTGATAGCACCCATAGCATTAGCTATAAGTACAAGTCTGAAATTCTTTTTAATTTCATCTACAGCTTCATTTATTCTCTCTTTGTCTGAGAGTTTTTTAGATGTTCCTGTTGATGATGCTACATTAACTGGCTTTAATACTGGTAAAGTAATAGCATCTGTACACTTGATAGAAGCTAATTTCCAATCAGTAGTTGATTGAGCATACTGAGATAAACCTAAGGCACCAAGAAGACTAGATCTTGCCTGTTCCTTCTTGTTGTACAAAGAAGTAGCTATGTCATGCCCCATTTCTAAAATGTCGTTACCAAGATTAAACATCTGGGCAAACTGACAGGAAGATAATACTGCAGCACATGAGTTTATTTGACTGGTTACATCATCAACAATTCCGGCTATTTTATCAGGTGTCCAATCGCCAAAAATTTTTGCATATAAAGCATCTGCTTTGCTTAAAAGCTGATTTGCCCATGATGTAATTTTCTTTGTGCTTTCATTACCTGCTTCTAAAAAAGTAAGTGTAAAAGTACAAAATCTTTTAGCTCTGTCATAAGTAATGCTAGGATTATCAATAGGTGTTACTTCAAGAGAACCTAACCATGGATGTACCAGTTTTCCATGATTGGCACGTCTGTCAGTGCCTACTTGTGATTCAATCTTATCAATCAGCCTTTTTGAGCGATCAATAAAATCATCACCTACAATAAAGCCTTGAATAGAAAACTGTCTTGTAGCTTTTCCAAGATCTTCAACATAAGAGGTATCTCTTTGAGGAAACTCATGTGTTACAGTTCTTCTACCAAAAGATAGGGTTGCTGAATCAACATCAAATCGAATCCCCTCATAAGAGGCTTCTCTTAATGTCTTAACATTTAATAAACTCATCGTGTCACGCCTGTGTCAGCCATTACAGAGGTATTAAGAGAAGCACCAGTAGTACGCTCATGCTCAACTTCAGCCTTTGAGTTTTCATCTGTTTTAATTCTGACAATAACCTCTGATTTATTTTCACCCTGGATAATTGTCTGACCTAAAGCTGATGGTTGTCTCATAGGTTCATTGAGTATTCTTGATGTGCGTTCTGGCATTTGAATAGATGCTGTTTGCGACTGTTCTGTATCATCATCTGATGAGAAGAAACCTGTAGCTTTATTCCACAGACCTACCGCGCCATCCTTTAAAGATGATACTTTTTCCATAGCTGAGGCAAATGGCTTAAAGAAACAATCTTTGATTTGTTCCCATAAATCAGAAAAGAAACTTACCAAGTTCTTAAAACCATCTTTTAACTTATCAGGAAATGCAAGCAAACCATTCCATTCATCTGATATAAAAGAACACAGCTTACTGAAAACTGAGCTAACCGCGTCATATACGCTTTTAACTACAGCCATAACGTCATCAGCTGAGATACCCCATAAACCTAAGTACCAATCAAAGAAAGCACCTACAGCCTGTTTTACATTCTGCCAAACGCCAGTAAACCAAGTTACAACCTCGTCCCAGTGCTTGTAGAGTTGATAACCGCCATAAATTAAACCACCGATAGCTGCAACAATAGCTCCTACTATTAACACAATAGGATTAGCCCAAAGGGCAGCAGAGAGACTTACTATGGTTGGTATCAATGACAGCATCGCTTTACCCACGCCCATAATGGACGCAATGACCTTTACTCCATAAAGTGAAGCTACAGCCACTCCTACAGTTTTTAAGCCACCCAGGGCATTAAATACTTTGGCTGAGGTTTGGAGAAACTTTACAAAGCCTGCCACTACTGATTTAAGATCAATGTCTTTTAAGGAATCAGCAAAGTCCTTAATAGCATCAACAATGGTAGTTGCAATCCACTCTCTATTTTTTGCAATCCAATCATTAAAATCATCAAGCAAAGGTTGAAGTATTGGAAGCAACTTACCACCAATAGCATTCTGCAAGCCTTGTGTAGCATACCTGGTGCGTGTCAGAGAGTCGCCAAACAATGTAGCGGCTGCTACATCTTCTTCCCCCATAATGACACCGAACTTTTCAGCTTCTTTACGTTGTGCAGCTAAGCCTGCTGAACCATCATTTAAGGTTTTGATTAAGCCTTGACCTGACTTACCAAAGAACTGAGTAGCAATATAAGCTTTCTGTGTTGCAGTTGTCTGAGACTTAATTGCATCTGCCACCTCTGGCATTAACTGTGCAGCTTCTTTTAACTTACCATTAGAATCTCTCATAGAGATGCCTAAACGGTTCATTAAACCTACTAAGTTCTTATTAGAACCGTTAGCAGCATTTGCCATGTTCTTATTTAACATAGCAATTGCGCTGTCCATTTGAGACGCTGATGAACCTGATTGATCTGCAGCATATCTGAATGCCTGAAGTGCATCAGATGCAATTGTCAGATTGCGACTGGCATCATCTACAGCGCCACCATAAGACACCATTGAACCTATAGAGTTTTTAACAATGGCAGCCGCTGATGCAAATGCACCTGCTATAGGTAGTGCTGTAATTGAACCTAATCCTTTTAACTCATTACCAAGTCCTTTAATTTGACGAGAAAAAACACGAAACTCTTTTTTGATTTTAGAAAGAGCGGGTGTTGCCTTGTCCTGTGCAGATACAACAACTTTGTTTTTAACTGTCTTGCCAGCCATATTAACGTTCCTTGCGCATTTGTTTTATTTGTTCTTGAATACGCTCTGTTTGTCTACCAAGTTCTAACAAATCGGTTATAGAGCGCTTTTTGAGTTGAAAAGGATCAAGATGCCATGAGTAAGCTAAGTTAAAGAGCCAGTTACTGATCTGCTCCAAATCTCCGCAGCCTGCTCTTTTGAGGCTAGAAAAAAAACAGCTAAACCATTCTTAAAGGTTTCCATGTCGTGGAATGAGATCTTCTTGACGGTTGATGGAGGTAAATTAGAGAGTTCTTTTGCCCACTGATAAACCTTTTTTGCATTAAACTGTAAGTTACCATCATTATCAATGATGTATGGATAATTCAGTTTTTCTAAAAGTTCTACAGTAGGTTCTTGAAGTTCTAACTCGGTTATTTCTTTGTCAGAGTCATGGGTCTTAATTGGTGTTGTCAATTTAAATAACATATTTGTCTCCTAAAACCGCCCATTACAGGCGGTTATATTTAGCTCCAGTTGCAATCTTTGCCTTTAAAGGTAATTGAAGTTGTACCATCAATTGCATTGCCTGTGATGTCGCCTTCAACATAAGCACCTGTCAGAGTGTAGACAGTACCATTAGCTAGTTCTGCAACAATAGTTAAATCGTCACTTTCTACTAGTTTTTGTCTTGGAAACTCAGGGGATAAAATACAATCAATGTTTAAAAAAGGAGTGATCCTTGTTTCTTTGTAGCCGGCAGGACCATTAACACCTTCAATAGTTTCTCTTTTAGTTTTTGATAATGGATATTCACATGAGCTTTGAATTTCAAGTTGCTCACCATCCACTTTGACATAACAAACGCCTGATACACGTGCCATGTTATTCTCCTTTTAATCTGTAGATGAATACTGTAAACGGAACTGAGCTTGCAGCGCAAAAATACGCAACTGATTTACAAGATCAGGAGGTAGCAGTACGTTAATTCTGTTAACATCGTTTGCATCGCGCTCTACAATCAGATACTTAGCAAACAAATCAGCATTCTCAACTAACCCTTCCTCTTCCATCTTCTGATACTGAGCAATTAACTCTGACTTGATTACAGAAGGAGTAACAATAGCCTGACCTGCGCCATATCTTGTACCGTCATTAGCTAACTTATGACGTGGATACTTTGAGGTAATAGCTGTCTTTAAGCGCGAGATAATCTCAGCTAAGGTGTACAGAGTTGTTGAATCAAGATAGCTGTTATCAGCGTCACCAAAAGAGTTAAACTGATAGGTTGTAATGGCTCTTTGGATCATCACGGTGCCACTCTGCTGATATAAAGTAGCAATGCCATTTGATAGCAGAGTATTCTGCTCATTAAAGCCAAATCTGTCTTCAATAGATGGAGCTAACAAACCTTCTAATGGACCTGTCTGTAAAGGACGAGCAGGATCATTAGTGTAGTAAGATGCAGCACGACCTAAGATTGCGCCTACAACTTCTAAGATCAAGTTAGGATTGTTTTCTTCAATACCAAACAAGCTTACATGCTGGTCGTTTCTTGTTTTACCAAAAGTAACTAATGATTCAGCATCACCACGCTTAGCCGTAAAGATATGACCAAACTGCATGCGAGAGTAAGCCCAACGTCCTGTAGAGTCCTGCATTTCCTTCTTGTAAGCATCCAATGCTGTAGATGAAGAATCAGGGCAACCGATGAACCAGAATGTTTCAGTTTCGACGGCTTTAAAAGCTTTTGCATAGTCAATCTCACCAGTACCACCGCTCATTGCTGTAATAGTAAGTGAAATGCCGGCAATGTCTTCTTCACCACCTGTAGCACCCTGTCTGTTAGTGGCTAACAGAATGTCGTTACCATACAGACCTACAGTTTTTGCTGTCAGTTTAATTGCTGTAGCATTTTCTGTGTCTGTAGTTGATGTAGATGCTGTAATTGGAAGATCTTTATTAGCATTGATTGCATTGATTAGGTCTGTAGCAATATTTGAGGCTAAGGTACCGCTTGCAACTGTTACTGGCACTTTAGTAGCACCTACGTAAAAGGCAATAGTACCTGATTCAGTTGCTATACCTTTTAACTCTACAGCTCCAGTTGCTGGAGTGCCTGTTACGGTCATTGGCAAACACCAAAGCTCTGTAGAAGTATTCTGATCCTTAAAAGCTGTAACAGCTAAGGTTAAAGGCGCACCACGTCCAAACTTAGTCATAGCCTGTGACTGTGACGAGATTAGAGTAGGTTTACCGTCTGTAGCTGTGCCATCTGTTTTCTGACCAATCAACAGCGCCTTTTTAGCAGCTGTTGCTGTATTTGCCATCGAATTATCGACCTCTGCATAAAATAGAGGCACTCTGATATTTGATGGAATATGATTAAATGAAATAGACATTTAATTCTCCTAGTACCATTACCATAAATCTTTAAATTTGAATTGAGCATCAATTTGACCATCTGGCTTATCGCCATGACCAATCACATCAACACCGCCCTTAAACTCGTCCGATACAGTCGCATTTAACTCATTAAATTTGCCTGTTGTTTCTTCTAACTCATCAGGCTGTCTTGTATCTTTACTGCTAATCTCATAAGTGCATTGCAAATCAATCTGAACGGCTAAGACGGGCTCTTCAACCTTAAGCACGCTGTATTTTTGATAGGAATAAATAGCCATGTTATCGTCAGGCATTGGCGACCATGAAAGCAGCGCTTTTAAGATCTCGTTTTTTAGATCTTCAGCCTTATCAAATGCATTTTGACCTCGTCTGTCTTCTTGTGAATTAACTACAATCAAGACACCAACAGTTGAAGTAATATTCTGCAGATAAGAGTTAGCTGACATCTGCTCAACTTCAGCAACCTCACCTACCATAGTTACATATGCTGCAGGTAGCTTCTCAGGTCGTAAGTTTTGCAACTGCATAGGGCCTGTGAAAGCAAATACCCTGTTATTAAATGAAGGGCAACGCTTACGTATAGCTTCAATAGTAGTGTTTAGCTTCATTTATCCCCACCCTTTTAAGCCTTTCATTAAAGCCTCTGATACAGCGTTTAAACTTTCTTCTTTTAACTCATCACCGGAATCAACAACCGCATCATGACGTGGTTTTAAGGTTCCATCTTTACGTCCATACATCAGTGGTGCTGGATACCAGAAAGGAAAATCTTTGAATGAATCAACTTGAACTCTTACCCAGTACTTGCCTTTACGTTTAGACAGATGAACCTTTACAGCTTTGCGCAATCTACCTGACTGCAAGCGTGGATAAATCACACCTTTACGGTTAGAAAGTTTCTTTTTAGCTGTCTTTTGAATACTTTTACCAACATCTCTTAAAGCTGATTTAATGATCTTTGAATCAAAATCATCAGCTTGAAGTTCTTTTGGTATCTGCACTGAAAAGCTGACAGGAATACCAATGCTACTCATCTAGCATTACTCCTAAAGGTGTGCCTTGTTCCGGTCTGTCTATACCAAGTTCTTGAGCTTCAATCATGGTAAAACGACCACGACCGTTACAGTCGGTTACTCGTACTGGCATATAAGCTCTATCTTTAAAGCGTATATACACACCATGTTCAATGTTTATAGGCTCTGTCTTGCCCTTAATGGTTCTTATCCAAAAGCGATGAGTTGCTTTTTGTTCTGTCTGAGAACCTAACCAGTAAGCTGAACCTGTAGGCTCAATCTTTGCCCATACTTTGCAAATGGTTGTATCTTGTGAAACTGCTGCTAACTCTTTAGAGGGAATGTCTACTCTTGAGAAGAGTTCAATGCGTTTGTTTAATTCACCTGATAAAGGCTCTGATACGCTCATTACTCGTCCTCATCGTTGTAAATAATGAAAGGATCTAAAAGATGCTTCCAAAAGACGACTAAGCCTGATTCATCAGACAGTTCTCTATGAGAGTAAAGATCACCTACGTAACAAAAGATAAAGCTCTTTACTGTAGGTGGTACTTCTTCAATTGTTTTAGCTAATGCGTTCTTGTCATTTCTAAAAATAACTTCTCGTTGCATGATGTGCTCAGCCTGTTGAGTTGCTACTAAGATGTAGTGCTCTAACAGCTGATCTTCAAAATCATCATCAATTCTCAGATGCGCCTTAATTTCTTCTAATGAAACTGGAGCTATTGGAGCTGAAAGTTGAAAAGACATTTTTAGAAATCCTATAAAAAAAAGCCCTCAATTAAGAGGGCTAAGTAACTACAAGTAAGTGTTATTTGCTTTTAACCGCCTGTGCTTTTGCTGATTGAGCATCAACTGGGTAAGCTCCAGTCACCAGCAAAGATTGCTAATGGATTTTCTACAGTAAAGGCTAAACGGCGATTTACACGGAAGGTGTAAAGCATTGACTTGAAGTTTTCACCATCAGAATCAGAAATTCTGAAATCTAAAGCCTCACGGTCGTGAATAGTTGCGCCTAAGGTGAAGTTGCCTAAGATATATTTACCTGTTTTTAAAAACGGAGTTGTCATTACAGGCAATCCCCATACATTCTTGGAAGTAAGAATTTGAGGTCCACCTAAAATGTAACGACCATTAGCATCTTTCATTAATGCTAACTTAGTCCAATCATCAGGACTTAGAAGTAAATGTTCTGGAACAATATACTGATTTTCAAACTCTGTCTTTAACCACATTGCAAAATCAAACATGGTTGCATCTTTTTCTAGCTTACTCTGTACGATAGAGGTCTTATCAGTAAAGTTACCTTCATGCAGTAATCCGGCTAACTGGACATCTGTACCATCGCCGTTGATGAGCTGATTTTCAACTTTGAGTCTTAACTTATACTGCATCTTAATTTCAATGAATGCAGCTAAAGCAGCCTCATTAGTAAGTAACTGATGAGTTACTACAGTATATGCACCAATGTTTACACAATTTGTAGTATGTAAAGAAGGCTTAGTTATAATGGTTTCGCCTAGTTTTTCACCTTCAGCTGTAACCTTAGATCCATCAGTAACAGTGCCTTCCTTAGCGTACTCAATTGCATCCACTGATACAGGAAAATGTGGAATTAACTGCTCAATCTGTAAAGGCTGATCAGGCATTGTGACCATACCTGCCTGATAAGCAGGTGTAATGGTATTACGTGTAATTGAATTTGCTGCAGGTGACTTATTGATAGTATCTGCTTTAGTTGAGATGGTAAATACTGCAGAGGTACCATGCTGATAGTTCTTAACAACCTCATGAGATGCTACTTTCTGACCTAAGCTCTTAACCTCGTCATTTGAAGTTAAAGCTTTGGTATTCTTGTCTAAAGCCTGAGTTACATCAGCTAGAGATTTTGCCAGTTCTAACTGTTTGTTGCCTAACTCTTCGACCTTATCTTCAAAAGCTTTTAAAGAAAGTTTACCGTTCTTTTGCTCTTCCTGGACATTCTTAATTGACTCTTCTAAGCTGTCGAGGGACTTAGAGATCTCATTTACTGCATCTGACATTATTCTGTCTCCATAATTTTGGTTAATCTGCTTAATCTTGCAGAAATATCTTTTAGGTTTAGCTGTTTCTCGTCAGAATCTCTCTGAGTTGCAAATAGCTTTTTAGCTTGACTTACTAAGGTCAAACTTTCTTTTTGTGAAGCTCCTAAATCCCTTAGTGCTTTCTCAAAATCTCTTACAGAGTTGATACTCTCAAAATTCTTACAGGCGATGATCTGCGCTTTCTGCTCGCAAGGAATACCAACAATCGAGATCTCGGGTAAACGAGCTACAGATTTAATAATTCGGACATCGCTTTCATCATCCCAATCAACGTCTTTATCAGTGAACATCAGATGTACTGACAAGCCGTTTAGTGAACCGAACTTAATAGCGCTGTACACTTTTCTAGCGTCTTCAAGTTCAAGGTTTAACTGCCCTTTAACTTTTAAGCCTTTCTCATCTACAGACATCTCAGTCCATTTACCGATTGGCACGCCAAAAGTGTCATGGTTAAAGAACATCTTTGGCAAAGTTCCAAGCACTTTGTTATATGCTGTAGGAAGGATGGTGTCACCGGATGAATCAATAGAGCCAAAAACTGATGCATAGCCTTCAATCACTCCTGACTGTTCCTGATCATCGAGAGCTTTCAGCTCGGAATGAGTAAGCTGTAGCTCTTTTAACTCTTCAATATTCATTGCTTAAAACTCTCTATTGTTGAATTGGTCGTGTTGATATTGGTGTTTGCGGTGTCTGTGTAGGATTTGCTGTACCTAACATAGATAAAGGCTGTAAGTTGTTCTGCGCTGTGAGGATGTCACCATTCTTAACAGGTGCTAAACCTTCTTCAATACGCACTTCATTTCTTGTCTTCCAACCGTTTTGTACTGCCTGAGCATTAACCTGTGAGCGAACTTGATCGTTAGCTCTGTTAAGGAATGACAATCTGAATGACACCTGATGATTTACTTTCTCTGAGATACAAGGCAATCTTTTCATAATTGCCTGCTCAAGAGAGATGCACATCGGCAAAATAGTTGACTTATAAAAGTTTGCTGTGACCTGCTCAAGGTTAGATCCTGGCGCACCACCATCAGAATTTATGAGGGCAGAAGGAACGCCATACCAACGGCAAATTTCCTCTACAGTAAACTCTCTGATTTGTAGCAACTGCTGCTCTGCAGGTGATAAAGAATAAGACTGAAACTTGATATTAGATGGCAGTACAGGATTACCATCGCGCTCTCTGGCTTCATTAAACGCTTTGGCAATATCTTCTTTCTGCTTTGGATTTAAATTAGCCTCAGCTGTCAAAATACCTCTTATCTTACCTTTGGTTGCAAAGACATCGATAGCAGTTGATTGAGCTTTAATCGATTCATCTACAGAGGCTAGCATATAGTCAAGCTTAGATAAGCCCATTATGCCGTTACCCATACATTTCCAATGTAGAATGTCTCTTGATTTGTAATCTACATACTGATCACGCTTGTTGTAGTATCTGTAAGTCAAATCACCATTATCATCCATGAACACCTGCATTTGATCAGAGTTTAAAGGATAGATAGCTTTGACTGTCTTATCTGTTTTACGAGAGATTAAAGCATAAGCGTTACCTCTTAAGGCCCAGTTTAAAGTTAAGGTTTGAATAACTTCAAACGGTGTCATGTCGTAGTTTGGAGATACTGATAAAATCTCATGCAGATTACATTTAGTATCTCGAGAGCGTGAACCATCCTGATTGATTAGATACACATCACATGGAAGCGATGCCATGGTACGAGCAAGCAAGTCGATACAGGCATATACTGTAGATACCTGTAATGCTTGCTCAGGAGTTGGTTTACTTGCTGAAGGAACAGCAGCAACCATAGGAGCGTTGTTTTGCCAACCTCTTTTGTCAGCTGTTGGTGTAAACGAATTTCTAATCCATTTAAAAAAATTCATTTGTTGTTCCTAAAAAATTAAAGGCTCATCGTTAAATGTGTGCCCATCAGAGTAACCATTCTCAACATCAAGAAGTAAAGCCTGCTTCATAGCCATGATTAGAGCAACCATGCCATCAATCTTGTTATCAGGTGTTTCTTTTCGAGGGTAAACGTTATCTTTAGCATCCATGTGGGCCACAAGGTTAGATGCCATCCATTCAAGTACAGGGTTACCATCTGTATGCAGTCTTTTCTGGTAGCAAAGCGCTTGTACCTCTTTCATTGGCTCTGAGAAGTTAGCTACAGTGGGTTTTAATTCAACCATCTGTATACCATCATTCATCAGATTGGATGCTAGCTGATAGGCTTGCCATGGGTCGAAAGCTATAGCCAAAGTATCAAAGCGTTGACTGTCTTGAGCTATATAATTTTGAATTGATTCAAGATCGTTAATCGCACCATCTGTAGTGTGGATTAAATCCTGTTTTGCCCATGATTTGTACTGAGAGTTTGCTGAGCTTTGAATTTTATCTTCAGGAAGCCAGAACTCAGGGAATACATAGTAATGTACCTTTTCATCTTTCTCTTTTCTAAAGAAAAGCCTTACGAGGGCAGTGATGTCTGTTTTAGCTGCAAGATCTAAACCGTAGATGCAATACTCACCTTCAAAATCTTCAAGTGTCATCTCAGGTCTATAGCACTCACGCCACTTAGACATCTGAAAAAAGGCGCTGTCAGCATTACACCAGACACATAGATGCTTTGTCTTGTAGTTATTCTCAGCAGCAGGATCAGACAGAGCCTTTGAAAGATTAGCTAACACTACTTTAGGCTGTACTGAGATATTCCAGTTTGGGTTAGCTTTGATTAAAGCATCTTCTGTCTTCCAGTCGTCACCATCATCTATGGTGTAAATAATTCCAAACTGAGATTCTTCAGTTGCGCTGCCATCTAAGATCTTGCATACGAAACGGCGCACTTCCATACAGATACCGATTAAATTAAAACCGGCTGTAGTAATACACCATAATATTGGCTGTGAACGTTTACCGATAGATGTCTCTACAACATCGTATACTTCACGTGTTCTGTGAGCATGCAACTCATCAATAATGCCACAGTGCGTATTCAAACCATCAAGGGTACTACCATCAGCTGATTTAGCCTCAAATTTTGAGTTTGTGCCAGGCACTACCATGGTTTTTGATAAAACATTTAAACCAAAGCAATCTTTTAATGGCTGATTAGCTCTAGCCATAGCCTGAGCATCACCAAAAACGATCTTTGCCTGATCTCGTGTGGTAGCAAAAGAGTAAACATCAGCACCTTTCTCATTGTCAGCACATAGCATGTATAAGCCAACACCTGATGACAATGCTGATTTACCATTACCACGTGGCACTTCGATATAAACCCGTTGAAAACGACGGAGATTGTTTTTATCTACCCAACCGAACACAGTCGTTAATATGAAGATCTGCCATGGCTCAAGTTTAATGTTCTCACCAGCTTTAGGACCTTTAACATGAGTAAGCGCTTCAATGAATTTGCATACTCTGCAAGCTAAGGTTGTATCAAAGTGATAAGCCCATGACTTTTTCTTTAAATCTTTTACTTGTCTTTGACAGGCTTGTTTTACGTATCTACAGGTAGGTATCTTATTGCTGAGCACATTTTCAATGTACTTATTAGCAATCTTAATGTAGTTACGCATAATTACAAGTCAGCAAATGGGTTCTTATTCTCTGTTTTAGTATGAACACTCACTTTAGAGCGTGATGCTGGAGTAAAACCAAGCTCGGTTAAATAACCTTTCAGGATGTATTTAAGATCATTCTGCATTTTGAGCATGGGATGAGGCTTTGAAACGCCTAATTTTTCATCAATAACAGTGGGACCTTCCCGATTTAAGATCTCTTGACACTCAATGATCTTTGCCATTGTGTCTGCCCAGCATGCAAATACTGAAAAATCTAGTGTTGTAAGCAACTCGTCAGGTGCTTGAGCTAATGCAAACACCCACAAGTCGCGTGCAGTTTTGGATAAAAAGTCAGGAGGTTCAACTGTGTTTAAAGCTTTCTTAGGAACAGGCTCATTAAAGTTTGTTCTACATGGCTGTAGAGTTCCCTGCAACTTCTTAATTGCTGTAGGTTTTCTAGGTCGAGCCATGATTTTTTATAACCGTTTTTTGATTTTGATAGCGATTTTTCGTGGCGACTGCCTAAAAAAAGTTTCCATTTTGCACGCGCGTGTAAAGAACTTACGGGGCGTTTCTAAAGCATCATGTTCAACTTTTTGACTCCACCTCGGGGGCTAGCAATCGCTTACCAAGAGTTTCAGTAAATGTTTTCTTAGAATGACATGATTTGCACAAAGGTTGCCAGTTCTTTTCATTCCAAAAGAGAGCTTTGTTTCCCTTGTGAGGAATGATATGGTCAACTTCTGTTGCAGGTGTTGTCTTACCAAGCTTAGCGCACTCAACACAAAGAGGATGAGCAATTAGAAAAGCCTTGCGAGCTTTAAGCCATGTGTTGGTATAACCTAACTTATGTCTTGAGCGTCCATCATAGTCCATGGTTCTTTTATGTTCAGCACAATAACATGAACCTTGAACAGCATACTTATGACATCCGGCATATTGACATGGACGAACAAAAGGACTTGGCATATGAACTATAATCTAATCAATAAACACAGGATAAATAACGAGGAGTAGAACCAATGCTACAAACCACAACATACTATATAGCCTTATATACAATTGAAGGAGTTATATGAAAAAGCTTAACAAAAATGATTTTTGTAAAGAAATTCAAATGTTCACCGAAGTAGTGCTGATAGCATGTAAAAGAATAAACAAACTTGTAATGTCAAAAGAAAGTTGTAAGTTCATAAATTCAATGGTTGCAAATCAAAAACTTATGAGTAAACAGGAATTGCTTGATATTTATATAAGTAAAATGGAGCAAGATCCTGTATTAAACGATATGTTAAAAGGCAACAAATTACATTACGCTTTCAATTTTGTTAATGGTTTTAATAAGCTTTCTTTATATTCCGAGCCTGTTTTAAAGAAAATAATTGCAAAATACCAAGAACTTGATGATTCAGATTCTTTTTATCAAATTCTGTATGATGCAAGTCTCTATAATGACGATGAACTTAAGGCTTTTATTAAAGGTTTATCTTTATCTGATGTAACTCAAACTGATATTGAAGCTCTTAAGCAAACAACAAACTCAATAAAAAAGTTTATATCCAATAATCCAGTTATTACTTTCATATTTGCAACAATTTGCTCACATTACTTAGAAAACGGACTTGATAAAGTTGATGATTACATTGTTGAAGCTAGCTCTTATGTATATGATTTTGTAGAAAACAAATCACATAGCCCAAAAGAACAGCAACAACAAAACCAGAAAAGCTCATCTCTGAAAAAGAAAAGTACAGATTGCCATTCAAATAAAACTTCTCTGTCTCAAACAAAAGAGGAAGAACAAAAGGTAAAACAATTTTAAAAGCAAGATCAAAAAATACAGCGCCAAATGCGATTAAAAATACTGCAAACAGCTTTGTTTTCATTTTCTTTATTCTCTAATCTTTATTGCAACGCGTTATATTTCTTACTTAACTCATTCCGCTCAACTGCAATCTCATCACACTTAGCTGAGAGCTTAAGTGCATACTCTGCAAGAGTTCTTCTGTCCTGTCTAAGCTGTCCACATTCACAGGTTGTTTTAACTTCTCCGGAAGAGGTGGAATTTGTGGACAGTGCTGTTTCACTGGTACTGCCACTGTCTGTGTACAAGCTGTTAGCATGTAACTTAGACATAGCAGCATTATACTTGTCTTTAATCTTGTTAATCTCATCTGTAGCCTCTTTATCAGCCTGTCTCTGCTGTTCCTGCCAATAGTGTTCTATATTAAGCTGCTTAACTGTAGCTTCGTGTTCTGCTTTTATAGCTTCAGTCTGCATTTGAGCAATTTCGGCTCTGTAATGCTTGGCTGTGATGGTGACACCAAAGCACGCGCCAGCAATAAACAATAAAATAAAAGCAGTAAGAATTGTGTATTTAAAATTTAACATAACAAATAGGCATACTCTGACCTGTTGAGCTATTGGGCAATTAAGGTGTGAAGCAAACACCTTGATATTCATTATTAGACTAATGAATTGTTACATATCAATTAAAGATAACGTTCGCTTCACACTTATGAGTAATCTACTAGTGGGACCGTTAAATAAAAACTAGTAAACCACTCATAAGTGTGAGCTGTCTGTTTTACTTCTGACAGCAAAGAAGTGGGAGTGACAAATACCTGAAACATGTTGTTTAAAGCACCTGAACACGTGGAACCTTTTAAGAAAGAAAAAGCTTTTGTTCAGCCTGTCTTCTCTTGGTTAGTCCTTGCAGAACCACACCGCCAGCTTTGTTAATATCTAAAAACTCAAGTGATGCACCGTACTTATCGCCTTTTTTCATCTTAGCCCAAAGTTTATAGCTGATTAAAGTTTGAATTGGTGTTAACTGACGACCATCTTTAGTACATTTTCCTGACAGATTAAAGAGTAAACTACAGAGAGCATCAAACATGCCTTGAGTAACTTCAATTTCATCGGCATTCAATGCTGCTGTAATCTGACGTTCTACCTTTTCAAGATCTGACTTTAAAAGACGCTCAGCTTCAAGTTCTGTACAAATACTGTGCTCATTAACATCAGGACCATGGTGACCATAGCCAATAGTCCATCCTTTTTCGCTTGATACAGGCTTATATGCAGCAGTTCTTAAACCTTCAAAATTCATTATAAGAGCAATACCATGACTACTTACTTTCATCATCTGATTTACCCTCAACTTTCAAGTTAATAACTTGTTTAATCTTTAAAGAGATATAGTCACTGCCCAAGAAGCCTACGAATGTACCAATTGCAACACCTAACTCCAAAGGCCACTTAAAGTAATACTCTGAAATTAAGATAAGTGCAGATGAGAGCATAGAGCATGTCAGTGCTTCACAAATCTTAGCCATGAATTTGCGCTTGGTAGAGCGTAGATATGCCATGACAAAAGAGCAAGCTGTACCAATCATCAAATAAATGACTTCTGGGGTTAAATGTTTATACATAGGAAATAAAAAAAGCCCTCAATTTCTTGAGAGCTTTATTGTTGACAAATTAGGATATTCTATGAGGTAAGAGGAAAGCACCGATGTTAAATACGTACTTTTCCACTCTAATTGTTTTATAGTATATTCTTAAAAAACGATCCATTAACGACCAATTAACGATCTTTTTATCCATTTGATTTTAAAGAATAAAGTAGTATTTTTAGGGATTATAGCTGTCTGCTATGAGGATGGCACCCATATTTTTAAAATCTATGTAGCTAGTCGATTTCTGGGCGTCTTGCCACCCGCACTCATCAATGCACTGTCACAGTACCTTGTGAAACATCTTGTTTTGCTTCTTTGTTTGTTTTACCTGGATTATTAAATGATTGTAATCCATCAATATGCTCAAATAAATCATCTGCGACAGGATGCCAGAGAGGATCAAGAACAAAATCAATGCCTTCTCTTCTTGCTAATTTTGCAGCAGGAACAAAATCACTATCACCAGCAATAAGGATAATCTGATCAACTTGTTTTTTTAGAGCCAAGGAAGTAATGTCAATGCCAATACGCATATCAACACCCTTCTGTTTTGCATTTAGTCTTAAATCGTCTTCAGTTAACTCAGAAAAATTTTTATCTCCTCTAAAGAGTTTCTTTAAAACATCCTCTTTCAAAACATACTGAGGAGCTTCAGATAACCTTCCCATACGTAAAGCAAACTTTCTTCTATGCTTTAATTCATCATAAAAAGCTTCTGTCCACTTAAATACGTCTGACTTTCTGAAATTAACAGTCTTTCCTGTAATAGGATTAAAAATATTATCTGTAAGCCATGGACAATCATAATAAAAAATTCTGTACAGATATGAATTAGCTACATGTTTATGACAATAAGATTCAAGCTCTTTAGCTCTTTCTTTTGCAGACTTTTCTCCCCATAAAGATTTTGCTCTTTTTCTGTAAAATCCACCATCTACAAGAATAGCTGTTCTGATTTTGTCCATAAAACAATATTCCACATACTATAAGACCTCGACTTCGTCACTTCTCTGAGAGTGAGAGGACTAATGTCGAGGTCTGAAACTTTATTTACTTGAAGCTTACAACAAAAAATAAAAATGTCAATATATTAGGATAAGAAAATATAAGTTAGGATAGCTTAGGACAAGTCAGAAACTCTCCACAACCTTCTGATAAATTCTGTCTTTGAATTTCTCCTGTCTGTCGTAGCTCTTCTCAAGATCTTGAGCATACTGCAGTGTCTTTGGTTCAAGATGTGACAGCTTATCAACACCAAGGCACCAGCGAACAGCCTGAGCAGGATCATCATGAGCGCGTTTGTAATGACGACATAAGCGCCTTACCTTCTGGTACGAAATATCCAGAGCCTTACAACATTCAGCCATTGATCTGTATTCAGTGCCTTCGTACTTAAACGCTCTCATGCTTAACCTCCTTCTGCAGATAATCGAGTACCAGTTTTTCGCCAAGTACGATTATGTCTCTTACCGCACTTCCTGTGAGATAGCGTACAGCGTCATCATATGGAGTGGCATCATACCTGTCTTTGTGACGTACACGCTTAACCGCAACGCGCTCTTTGAGTACCGACAGGATATCGTACTCATCAAGCCCACGAACGTAATACATCGCAAAGAGCCTATGTACATTAGGACGTGACTGTTTAAGCCAGCACATAGCCTTCTCCACTTCAAGCGCACTGTCGTCGTCAATAATGTAATCCTCATGCGCTAATCCTGGATGAAGATATCCCACCGCGCCAAAGTAACGAGCCCACAGCCCATAGTTATGCAGCAGATTGAGATATTCAGAGCTGTAGCCGTTTTGAATAGCTTCAAGAATAAATCTAGTCATCATCCCACTCCACACAAACTTCAACTCTTGGCTGTTCGTCATCACAAGCCCACAGCTTAGATGCGCGTAATTCAGTAACCTGTACATCGTCGCGATAGATAATTGCATTCATACCATCAAGAATGGCCTTGATGATATTATCGATATCTGGCTTACCTGGTCTTACTCTTGAACTGCCATACTCACTAATCAGCGCACGCTGTTTCTTGGTGTAGCTCTTAGGTACTCCAAAGAAAGCCTTAATACCAACTCTGCAAGGCTGTGAGTAATCTGGCTTAACTACCATAGTATCTAACGCATGCTGAGCTTCATACTTCACCAGAGCTTCATAATTGCGTGTCTTAGCTGGAGTAACAGCATGACCACCAAAAAATCTAGGTCGACCTTTGCCGCATGGTGTACCTGGTACTGAGAATTTAAGCTGCAATTTTTACTCCTTACAGATATTCATAGTCATATTGTTTTTCATTACTGAACAGACAGGCATTTCCGTTAAAGTTACATTCAACACTTCCTGTAGCTCCGTTTCGGTTTTTGACAACATGAAGGGTTGCTTCTGATTTTTCTCTTGTGATCAGAATAATTAAATCGGCATCCTGTTCTATAGAGCCAGAATCTTTAATATTGCTTGCTTTTGGAGCTCCACCCTTTGAATTTTCAACTTCACGATTTAACTGACAGAGGGCAAATACCGGAGCATGGAACGCTCTTGCAATCTCTTTTAATCCTCTTGAGATTTCACCCAGTGCAATAGCTTTAGGAATACGCACATCAGTAGGCATTAACTGCAGATAGTCAAGCATAATGGCACTTACACCACCATAACGCTGATTTATATCTGAAAGCATTGAGGACATATCAGACAGAGACAGATTGCTCTTGTCACACATTAGTAATCTTGGAGCATTGTCGTCTTTATGACTGAAACATTCAGTAGAGTGAGCAATGATTTCATGCCAGTGTGAACCTAACATTCTGGAGTTCTGTGTCATCTCTGTTCCCGATAAGCCACAGAATGAAGACAGAATACGCTGTATAACCTGTTCATTATTCATCTCAAGTGAGAAGATCACACATGGCTTAAGAGTAGGCATTGTCTTTAACAGATTGATGAGAATATTAGAACCTAATGCAGATTTACCAATACCAGGACGGGCACCAATAATATTAAGCGTGTCATTTCTGATACCACCTTCAAGAAGAACATCAAGCCTGTTAATGCCTGTTGGAAAAATAAGTGATTTTTCGTCATCATGATCTCTTAGTGATTTAATAAATCTGATTGCCACTTCAAGTGCATCCTCGCAGTTAAGAACATTTGAATCATTATTGGTGCTGACCAGCATCTGACAGAGCTTTGCTTTTAACTGCTCTGAAGTGTCGTTACTCTCTTCAACCATGTTCTGCATTGAACTTAGAGTTGTCTGCAGTTGTCTCTTTCTACTGTTTTCTTTAATCAAAGATGCATATTCGTCTGCTGCAGTTCCAATGATTTTTGACTCTTTAAGTTCAGCAATATCTTTAAGAGAAGAAACATAATCTTCTGACTTCTGTTTCATCAGATTGTAAAGAGATACAGTATCAAACTCTGATTCCGTCTGATGTTCTATAACAAACTGATTACAGCTGTCCCATAAAGCAGCACAAACTTCGTAATAGAAATCAGAAACTGACAGTTTTGCTCTGTATTTACAGAAAGCTTTAGTACCTTCATGAAGGACATAAGACAGAATAGCTTTTTCAGCATTTGCATCATAAAATTTCATGCTTATAGCCCCCCAAGCTCAGATAGAACCTTATCAACAAATTGCTTATATTCTTCCTGTGAATACTGTTTTTCTTTCTGAGGAAGAGACAGAGGCTTAATTCTCTTTTTTGGAACTATCTGATAGTTACCGACTCCATAAATACGATTACAGATATCTGAACAGATTGAGCTGTCACCAATAAAGACAACTTTAGGAAGCTGACCGAAACAGTGATGATTAGACTGCACCAACATAAGATCATCGATATTATCAGGAAAACTGCTACAGTCATAGTTTGAATAAAAATCAACAAAGGCTTTAGCCAGCTTAGTGTCATCCTCTCGATTAGTCTGACAGTAAGCCTCATGAGAACCGATGACGGTGTAAAAAGTCAAAGCTGTAATTCTGTCAGAAAATACAAGATCGCTGTCACGTCGAAAATATTCACTTACAGAGCGATAAATGTACTTTGCCTTACACTGATACTGTTGGAGTGTATATCCCCCACGCATAAGTAAATTTACGATATCTCCGGCGTTAATCTGGTATGGTATTGTGTATAGGTTCTGAATTGTTCTAAGCACTACCTCTTCTGAATAGTTCCTAACGAGCTCATAAATCATGTGACAACTCTGGTCAGATGCAATTTTCCCTGATTTAACTTGAACCAGGATGCGCCATTGCTCTGAAAATTTGGTAAAATCTATTCTGTTCATTTGTTTACTACCTCTTGAACAAATGCATCAACTTCGATGCAGTTATCGTCGGCTGTATGGTCGTTCGTATCAGCCGACATCTCGCCTAAAAGAAAAGAGCTGACACCATTTGCCTGCTGTCTAGTCTGACCTGTTTTATTTTGTGTTGTCTTTCGTTCTGCAGATTCAAGATCACGCAAGATCCACTTCTTAAGATTCAATCTAAGCTGTTTAACACCTTTCCAGCCGTGTTCTTCTCTGTAGGCAAAATAACCATCAGCAATAATGTCTGAATTCATGTTTTTCAATTCTGGATAATCAGTCATCATCTCTGAAAAACAATCTCTGCATGTAGCTCTGATATTTTCTAAAGAATATGTGTTTGAACTTAAATTAGACGTCTCTGAGAGTGGGGATTTCTGATCCTCTCTAAGATCCTTACTTATAAGATCATTCTTATGTATAGAGAAAACTGCCTTTTTGACCGTTTTAATACTGTCATTTTGACCGTTTTGGGGCGTCATTTTGACCGTTTTAATACTGTCATTTTGACCGTTTTGAAAATCATCAAGTCTTGACTCTAAAGTCTTATAAATAAAAGAAACAAGCCTTACTTTCTTATCACTTTTGCGAGTTACTCGACTTCTGATAATTTGTTTTTTAATTAAAAGGTTAATGGCTCTTTGAACTGTTCTTTCACCCATGTTATATAAGTTCATCAGATAAGAATTGGAGATAAAACACTCCTTTTCTCCACCTTTAGTCAAAGCGCAGATACGTTCAGCAATTAACTTACAAGCCAGAGGAAGATCTGATTTAAAAAGTTCTTCATCTAGGTTGTTATAGATTTTTGTCATGCAACAACCTTGAGTGACTCGTATTTATTGATAAGCGACTGATAAGCTATATTCAGATATTTTAGGTAAGACTTGGGAATTCCTCTTGTTTTCCAATTGAAGACAGCTTGAGGTGTTACATCAAGATCTTTTGCAAGAGTTGTATAACCGATCTCATCAATAAAGCATGCACTTTGTTCAATATATATTGATTTCATTTTGCTATTCTAAACCTTTGTGAATTTATATATAAACATATGTTAATTCACATTATTTCAAAATTCAAGCTAAAATATAAACAAATGTGTATGTTTTTTTTGTTTTCTATGACGATGAGGTTTATATGAATACTGAAGTTTCAAAAAATTCTGCTTTTGCCAGCAGACTTACAAAAGCATTTAGAGAATCTCAATTTAAAACACAAAAAGAGCTTGCTGATTCTGTAAAAATTACGCCTCAATACTTAATTAAGATATTGAAAGGCACAGCAGTTTCACTTCCTGCTGCTGACATTGTGTCTAATCTTGCCTCTGTACTGGGAGTATCTGTTCAATGGCTTACTTTTGGAGAAGGGCCAATGAAGATTCAAACTATTATTCCTGCAGATGCCGGTGATAATGTCAAAGAGGGGTATATACAAATTCCAGAATATGAAGTTAAGTTTGGTGCAGGTGCTGCTGAAGAGCCTACATATGACGAAATTGAGGATGCTGTTCCGGCCATATATAGACGCTCATTTTTTACTTCTAGAGGAATTGATCCTAAAAACTGTCGCAGATTTCATGTTGTTGGTGACAGCATGGAGCCTTTGATAATGTCAGGAGACTGTATTACTGTTGACTGCACGTTAAAAGATAATATTGAGAATAATCAGATATATGCAATTATTTATGGTCATTCTCTAATGGTCAAAAGGCTAATTAAAACATTTAAAAATTTGATTATTCATTCTGAAAATCCGGTTTATCCAGAAGAAATATTAACCTTAGAAGAGGCAGCTGAACAAATTATAATTGTAGGCAAGGTTATAGAACGTTCAGGATCTATATAGAGTCATTGAGAAGTCCGGGAACGGTGGGTTGTAAAAATTTTGACATTACGTTTTCAATCTTTTATAGTTGACAAAAGTAAACGTTCACAAATAACAGCGAGGTAACTAAGATGGATTTAATGCTATTTTTAAGAAGCATTGCCCGTTGTTGCTTCTTTATTACAACTAAGAATAGACAATCTGATTTAAACAAAGCTAAGTATATAGCCTCATTAGATCGTATTGAAGATAACCTAAACAAAGAAGAAGAACTGGGTTATCAACGTCACTTTATTGCAGTAGGTAATAGAATAAGACGTGCTGCCAAGGAATTATCTAATGCCAACTAATAACAATCAAATAGATAAAGATAATTCAGCTAAAACTCAAAAGGTTGCTCTTATCAGAACTCACCAAGAAGTTAGATCTGGTCCAATTCCATCTCCTTCTGAAATGAAACAATATTCTGAGGTTGATTCTTCATTGCCAAACAGAATAATGGCAATGGCGGAAAAAGAACAGCAACAAACGTATGAGCTTAGAAAAAGTATTATTGATAAAAGAGATTTTATCTCTTGTAGAGATTATGATTACGATGTCAAAGCTCTTAGATACTGTACTTTTCTATGCTTTTTATTTATGTTGTTGGCAGCTTTATTGTTTTATTTAGACAAAACAGGTGCAGCTGTATTTTTTGGTGTAACAGCATTCATTACATTACCCAAAATGTATTTAGCTCCAAGAGCAAATAAAACAAGTAAAAATAAAGAAGATAAAACCGAGCAACAATAAAATAAGAGAGTGAAATAAAATCCGTGTAAAACCAATTAAGTCTGATATTATTTTATGACTTAGTTGGAGTTTAATATGGCTAAAATCAAACGTAACCCTGCAGCATTAAAAATAGCAGATCTTATCTTTGAGAATTACGATTTAAAAAATGCTAATGATGCAAATGAAGCATTAAAAGAAGTGTTTGGTCCTTTGTTTGAAAAGATGCTAAATGCAGAAATGGATGCTCATCTTGGTTACGATAAGAACTCACAGGATCCAAAAGAAACAGAAAACAGAAGAAACGGGTTCGGAGAAAAAACAATTCAGGGTTCTTTTGGCGAAACCAAAATATCAGTACCAAGAGACAGAGAAGGTACATTTGAACCAGTCATAGTTCCAAAGCGAAAGAAAGATGTTTCAGAAATAGAAGGTAAAGTTCTTGCTATGTACGCAAGAGGAATGAGTCAGAGAGACATCAGTTCAACTATTCAAGATATCTATGGCTTTGAGCTTTCTCAGGACAAAATCTCAACGATTACAGACACAATACTCGAAGAAGTGAAGGAATGGCTCAATAGACCATTAAAACCACTGTATAGCTTTGTATTTGTTGACTGTATCTAGGTCAAAATGAAGAATGATCATGGCGTTGTTGATAATCATGCTGTGTACGTTATTCTAGGTATTGATGCAGAGGGATTTAAAGAGGTTTTAGGTCTGTACATTAGTCCAACCGAGTCAAAATCAACCTGGATGAAAATCTTTGATTCAATCAAAGCCAGAGGCGTTGAAGATATCCTGTTTTTATCCATGGATGGAGTTTCCGGTCTTGAGGAAGGAGTCCATTCTATTTTCCCTCAAACCGTTGTTCAGCGCTGCATAGTGCACCTCATTAGAAACTCTACCAAATATATTCCTTCCAAGCACTTAAAGGCATTCTGTGCTGACTGTAAAGCTATGTATGGTGCAATTAACCTTGAATCAGCAGAAGCTGCATTTGAAACTCTAAAAGAAAAATGGGGAGCAGATTATCCTGGAGCAATTAAAGTCTGGGAGAACAATTTAAATCACATTCGTCAGCTCTTTAATTACCCTGCAGACATTCGCAAGGTTATGTATACAACTAATGCAATTGAGTCTGTAAATTCCAGTCTTAGAAAGGTCACTAAAAAAGGGTTCTTTGAAAATGAAAATTCTGTCTTTAAGATTTTCTATTTAAGGATCACAGGTGAACTAGCTAAGAAATGGAACAATGCAAAAATGCAGAATTGGGCTAAAGTTTTAAACCAGCTATCCTGTCTGGATGAAACATCTGATAGAATAGCTAGGTATATTAGATAAATATTCAGAGTGGACTTAATGGTGTTTACACAGTTTATCGTTCACTCTCTAAAATAACAAAAGCCAGTACTAAGATACTGGCTTTAACATTCTAGATTACAACGTTAAGTGTTTTACCTAAAACTCTCAAAGCACTCATCTCCCAGTTGCTTCGTCTTGCAGTGCTACACAGCGTTCTGGTAATTACTTACTAAAAATCTCTTTTAAGATCTTAAAGCACTCATCTCCCTCTTTGTAACGCTGTTCAATCAACTCTTTAAGCTTCATCGCCTGTAACTCTGATACAGGTTTCTTTCCATTCTCCATAATTGAGATGTAATTACTACCAACACCAACTTTTTCACCTAACTCACTGGTAGTTAAGCCCAATGCCATTCTTAAACGCTTATATAACTTTCCATCCATGATTTAATGTCCTATAATCGGAGTAGGTGGGGCTCTCACCCCACCTTGCTTTCTAGCTTAAGCTTTTAATCAAGTTAAACAGGGTTAGTGCTTTCTCTTGATTACTTTTGCTAGAAAGTATCCAAAGGATTGTTAACATCAAAGTTAAATCATTCTCATCCATTTGAATATCTCCGTTAGTTGAACATCTCTTTTCGAGTCCCCGTTCTCATTGAACGTGCTTATATTGTAATACTATTTATTACTTTTGTAAATAATTCTATTAAATCACATCAAAATTTTAACAGCTATTTTTAATTAAATTCATTTATTTTTCAAAAGGATACTGTCTTTAAAATAAACATTTGTTAATATATTTCTTGCTTTTATATAAACATATGTGTATTCTTAATTACATAGAAAACAACATACATTTATTAAAGGCATAACAAATGAACAAATACACCATCACAACACTATCTCACGACGAGATTATCAGAACTGATTACTGCAAAAACAAGAAGGACGTAATCAACTTTTTAATTCTCAATACCAGAATCAACGCAGACGTTGTATCTGCACTTCATTACAGAGTATTTGATGACTCTCAAAACGAAATGGCAATTGAAATTGATGCAAATGCATTGCTTGTTAACGCTTTGGATTTCGTAAAGCAGTTTCAGATTGTAGACAGGTTATTTAGGGCTTTCAGAGCCTATCAAAAGAACAATAGAGTTTTAACCTTTGGAGAAAGGCCTACGGTCAAGGTTGCTTGATGAAAGAGAAGTTACGACAGCTAGCAGTGAATGTCATCTTAACGTTTTGCGTTCTCTGCCTTTGGTTCACGATTTACGAGATTTATACGTTTTAGGAAAAATAAATGAAGTTATCAAACGAATTACAGAAGTTACAGGATGCAAGATTAGCCCAAATCGATGAGTTACTTGCAAAGGCTGAAGACGATGATGAACGTTTCACCATCTCAAGAATGAAAGGTATTGGCGGTTCAGATATGTCTGCAATTCTTGGTATGTCCAAGTGGAGAAGCGCTTATCAGATTTGGAGAGAAAAGACATTCAGAACCACTGAAGAGGAGAAGGCTCGTAATAAAGATTATCTCCCCTTTGCTACAGGTCATGCTCTTGAACAGGTTGTAGCAGACAGATACGAAAAGCAGACAGGTTATACAGTCTACGAGGCTAACAGCATTTCGATGACAGGTTATGACTTCATCGTAGGTAATTTTGACCGTATTGTTTACACAAAACCAGTTGAGGACGGCGGTCAGCTTGTATGTGGTCTGGAGTGCAAAACCTGTGGTCAGAACAACAAGATCATTGTTGAGCATATAGAGCGTTCTAAGTGGGGAAAGCCTAACTTATATGACGGAACTGAAATTACACAGGAATCATCAGAGATTGATCCTGAATACTATCCACAGGTTCAGTTCTACATGATGGTATCTGGCCTTAAGTTCTGGGATGTTGGTGTTCTGATTGGCAATACTGATCTTAGATTCTACAGAGTACATGCCAACGCAGAATATCAGCAGAAGATGCTGCAGGCATGTGTTGAGTTCTGGACAAAGAATGTGCTACTCGATGTTCCTCCTGTTAAAACAATGGATGACGTCAAAAACGATGTTGAGGACGTTCAGGAGAATGTTGGTGAAGTAACTCCGGAGATCATGTCTCAGCTTAAAGATATCAAGGCTGTTAAGTTTCAGATTGATGAGCTTGAGAGTAAAAGAAAGGCACTTGAGAACAAGTTAGCCGGTGACATAGCTGCATATACCAAGATGACTTATCACGACGAGAACGGCAAGGTTAAGACAGCTTTTACCTTTAAATCTTCAAATCGTGAATCATTTGATTCAAAAGCTTTTCAGGCACAAAACCCAGAACTGTACAAACAGTATCTGAAGACTATAACCACAGCCCGCTGTTTAAGAATATCTGTTTAATTGGAGATTATAAGAATGATGACTTTTAACGCACCGCAGCTAAATCAGAATGCTCAGTCAGAGCTTCAGAAGTTAGATGCTATACCTGTAGAGAATGAACCAGAACAGTTTGAAGAACCTGTACAGATAGTTCAGTCCCACTGTATGCCTGTAAAGACAGCAGATGTTGACTACCCTGTTATCAATGGCGATGCATGGGATTTCTGTACAAAGATCTCGCGCTCTACTCTTCTGCCTGAAAGCATACGTTCAACACCAGAACATGACCACACAGCTGAAGTATATATGGTCATGAGTATGGGTAAAGAACTCGGTTTCACCTTCATGCAGACACTGTCCGCTTTATATATTCTTCCAGGCAGTACACAGCCTGCCTTATATACAAGAGCAAAAAGAGCTCTGGTTCTTCGTGCTGGTGGCATCTTCGAGAAGGAAGAGTGGGACAACTCAACCATGACCGCAACAGTCACAATTAACCGCAACGGTCAGAAGATCACACGTTCTTTTGGTGCTGAAGATGCTATCAATATGGGTAAAGCCTACAGAGATGCAACCACAGGACAGATTAAAGGCTGTGTTACCCGCAATGGCAAACCTTCACCATGGGCACAGGATTTTAAGGGCATGTGCCTTGTAAGAGCTGTATCAAGAGCATGCGATGCTGCATATCCTGATGTGTTAATGGCATTACCAAGCGCTGAAGATCTTAATGATCAAGGGACTGTTTCAACCGTCTCTTCCGTAACAGTTGAGAGTAGTGCTGCCCTTCCTGCAGATGAAGTTAATCCAGCAATTACAAGCGCATTAAAACCCAAAAGAAAGCGTTCAGCAAAGACAGCTGAAACAGTAACCAACACAGAACAACCAACCGAACCATTAGTATTTTAGAGGAACATTAACATGTTAAATTTCGGTAAGCAGCCAAATGACAATATTGGCAATTCAATCAACACAAGTAATTTTGAGCCACTAAACTGCTCTGGAATCTTTCCGTTGCAGATTGCTCAGGTAACACACAAAAGTGGTATAGACAAAAATGGCAATGCTTATGAACAGCTGATCGTGAACGCTGTTGTAATGAACGTTGCAACTAAACAGCCTATTCGTTCTGTATCATTCTCTATTTTCCTGTCAAATACTTCACAGGAACTGCAGGACTTCCTGTACTTCACAAAGCAGTTTGACGCTGACGGCAACATTGTTCTTTACGATTATGTTACAAGAACCGGTCAGAAAAGAGATGGCTCAGGTTCATTCTCAATTGATGAATATAAACAGTTCCAGGGCATAAAGATCATTGCAATGCTTGAATTTAAGGGCATGTCCGACAAAGGAAATCCTATCTTTGAAGTTAAAGGATTTGTATCTCAGAAAGGTCAGTCTGCTGCAGAGGTTAATGCAAATTCAGCGCCTACGAAATATGCGACAACATGGAAACTGTTGACTAACTATCTATTACCAGAGACTAACGCACAGTTATTTCATCCTGGTTGGATACCACCTGCACAGCAACAGGCTCAGGCTCAGCAAGTTTATCTGCAGGCAACACAGCCACAACAGCCTGTATATCCACAACAGGGAACATGGGCGCCTAATGCAGAAGCCCAGATAAGCAAGCTAAGTGCTGTACAGGGACATGTAGCACAGCAACAGGCTCAGGCTCAGGCTCAGCCACAACTACAGGATGATGGTTTACCGTTCTAACTCCTAGTGTTGCGTATTGGTGAGGTTCACAGCCTCACCCTTTTTGGAGGAATCACAAATGGAAGAATTAGCACTTGTAACACGTAAGGATGTAATGACCACATTGGGCTTTAGTTCATTACACGGTTTCACTAACTATCTGAAGAAACACCCTGACTTTCCAAAGCCTGTAGACAGAGACAGCTCTTTCTCAGGACGTGTTTGTTACTTCAAGAAAGAAGTTGAAGAGTACTTAAAAAACGCTTTGCAGCGCAAGGAATTTTCTCATGCTTAACGTCTTTGGTTTAAAAATCTCATCCTCTGAAGGAATAAGAGAAGGCTTAGATTTAAAGGGCAGTAAGTGGTGTGAGAAGGTTGGTATCAAAGATTTATTGAGAATGGCTTTTCCCGATTTTGACGCTAAGCAAATAAAAAAGGTTTTGCAGTCTTTTATTGATACCGGCAAATTCAGCAAGCCTCCTATGCCACCAAAAGCTATTTATGAAAATTATTGTGCTGAGTTTGGCTGCTCTTTTCCTTTTGACGTTAAAGGCCAAGTTTTAAGCGAACAGAAGTCAGTAGCACCACAACCACAAGCACAGCGACCACAGGTAGAAACTATGAACACTCAACAGAATGAAGAATACAGCCAGATTAAGAATGCACTCTTAAATGAGATTGCGCTTATTCAGAACGCCAAGAACTACACCAATGATAAAGGTGAAGTTGATGCTCAAAAGGCTGACATGCTGTTTAAGCGCGCCGAGGCTGTCAATAACCTAGCGGGCTCTTTAAACGACATGCGCAAGACTGAGATTGAGGCTAAGAGAGTACAGCTAGATGCTGTTAAGACAGCTCTATCTAATGGCTATGAAGTAAAAGTAAACGGTAATTTACTGGGAGTTGAAATTGGGTACAACAGGTAAGAAATGGACACGTAAAGATCGCAAGTGGACGGAAGAAATTATGGAGTTTGTGAAGTCTGTCTGCCCTTTACGTGAGCATGGATTTAATTCCAGAAAAGAACTTGTTGATTTAATCAACAGTAGATTCGATAGAGATTTTTCTATTACAGCTTTTTGCAATCACTGTTGTGAAAGCAAAATTTTGTTAGGTTTGTGCTACAGCAATTCTAGTGTACCTCGTGGTCATAAGCATTGGAGACACAGACCTGTTGGTTCTTTTCAAATTAAGAAGGGCTATTTAAGGATCAAGGTAGCAGAGCCAAATCAGTGGATGCAGTATCAGCGTTATGTATGGGAACAGCATCATCCAGGACAGAGCGCTGAAGGTAAGACAATTATCTTTATGGATGGTGATAAATGCAACTTTGATCCTGACAATCTTGAATGCGTTGAGCGTGGAGAGTTATCAGTCATGTCTTCATTAGGTTGCACAAGTGATTGTACTCGAGAAGAGAGAGAAATCTATCTTTTAAGAGCCAGATTGATTTGTGCTAAGACAAAGTTACTTGGGGTAGAAGAAGCTACAAGACTACATAACAAAATGAATTATGAACGCAGAAAGAATGATCCTGAGGTCAAGGCTAAAAGAGCTGAATATGCAAAAAGACGTATGGCAGCAATCATGTCTGATCCTATAAGACATCAGGAGCTTTTAGATAAGCAGAGAGCGTATAGAGAGAAGAATAGAGAGCGTATCAATCAATGGGCAAGAAATAAAAGAGAGAGGTTACAACATGCTAATTAAATATGAATTAGACAATGGCGCTTATGCTCCAATGCGAGCACATGACACAGACGCAGGCTTTGACTTGTCATGTCGAGAAGATCAGATGTTAGAAGCAAACAAGCCTAACACCATTGATACAGGTGTGCATGTGTTAATTCCTGAAGGCTATGTAGGGCTCTTATGCCCACGTTCATCATTTAACGTTAAAGGCATTGGTACACCTATTGGTGTTGTTGATGCTGGTTATACAGGTTCAATCAGAGTTGTCTTAGAGCCTTTTAATTTAACAAAAATTTTTAGGGGCAACAGAGTGGCACAGTTAGTGATCCTTCCCTTTCCACAGGTTAAGTTAGTGCCTGGTGAAGTTATTGGGGCTAAGACAGAACGTGGCGCAAATGGCTTTGGCAGTAGTGGAGTGTAAATATGAAAAGGAAAAATCTAACCGTTAGGCTGACTCCCGAAGAGCGTGACATTCTGCATAGTGCGCTGCTTAATTACAGATTTAACTTTAGATAATAATTGCAATTTACTTTTTATAAATAATAAAACTATGAAAGTATGGCTTGATAATTACGAAGTAATGAGCATTAGTGCTTGTGATTGGGTTCCTTTTGGAGTTGAAATTGAAAGCGATTAATTTAAAAGCATTATTTGCTGCAATACTTTTTGTTGGCGTAGTAGGAGGTTTTACAGTTTATTTTGCTGTTAGCACATATAGCACTGGCGCAACCTTAAAAGAAAGGTCAGAAGTATATCAATACAAAATTATTGAACAACATCTTGTAAATATCGAGCAGTTGTTAAAAGAGATTAAGGAAGGTAAATGATTATAGAAAACCTGTTAAAGAACTTCATTAACAAAGAAATTGAAGTTGAAGCACCAAATGGCAGAGGCATGGTTAAATGCATACTGTTAGATTTTGATGAAAATGGAGTTCTTTTATATTGTGACAACACAAACATCACATCTTACTATCCATTTTCAAGCGGTATTGCAATTGGAATAGAAGGTAAAGTAGAACTTTAGAATTTCAACATTTTTGACCTTTCACCAAAATCTGCGCTATACTATAAATGTAGCTACAAGCTACCGTGCCTCAAAAACACGACAACCAAAAGCGCAGACTTGGCGACACACGTCAATCTCACCATATTACATATAATAAGCTTAGACTTATTGTATCTGCTCTATGGTGGTGTGGTGTGAATATACTGAATAAGCACCGCCTGATCTTTTGGCAGGTTTTTGAGCACCACCGACCCTCTTCAAAAAAGGGTTGAATCAAAAATAAAACCAAAAGGAGACATTATCATGTCTAACACAAATCTAACTTCTTACAATTTCCATGACTCAAACATCCGTGTAGAACAGAACGATAAAGGTGAAGTGCTCTTTTGCCTGGCAGATGTATGTGCATCACTTAACTTGTCAACACCAGCTAAGACAGCTAATCAGATAAAAGAAGAATTTGGATGGGGTGAATTAAATTCATGCCACCTAAAAGATAGCTTGGGACGTGACCAAGACTGCACCATGATCACCGAGCCTCAGTTATACTTCGTAATGATGAGATCTAACTCTAAGATTGCCCGTGAGTTCAGGCAGTGGATTTGTAATGAAGTATTACCTTCAATTCGCGCTAATGGAACTTATACACAGAAAAAAGAACAGCCAAAGAAGAAACGTTGCTGGTATGAAGAAGAGATTAAGTCACTATGTGATAAAAACAACCTGTCTGATGAAAGTTTTGTTGCATTAGTTGATATTGCAAACAGAGCTTTTAAGCAAGGTTATGCAATCGCACTTAATAGAGGTAATCCTCAGAACACCTCTCAAGCACAGATTGAGAATAGACTGGATAGGGGTATTTTGATAACAGAAAGTCAGGCGGTAGCTGTTGATCATCTAGTTTACTATTATCAGCTTTTCAAACCTGATCTTCTTGCTATTTACGACCAGCTTGAATCTTGTAGGGAGCAAGCTCAAGCTTTGTGCCTTGCTTTGAGAGATATAAAAAGTTCAAGACTATATGCTGCAGCAACTGCACCTGCTTTCAGTGTTCAAAAGTTAAAGAGTTTTTACACAGTTAAACTTCATAAAAACGAAATCGTAACCAGAAGATAACAGAAAAAATGGCGGTAGAGATACCGCCTTTTTTATGACATCACTCCTATGTTTCTTACTATATTTATAGATTATTACTTGCAATAAATAATCTAATTTAGTATAATAAAAGGCATAGGAGGTTGATATGAAAAAGAAAAAACGTAAATTCCTACGTTTTATTACAAAACACTTAATAGAGTTGATTCTTCTAGTGACTGCAATCCTTGATTTTATCAACGAACTATTAAGATTTTTAAATAACTAAGTAGAAGCCTCAAGGTTACAGCCTTGGGGCTTGTATATAGGATAGCAAAAATATGATGACTAAAGAAGAAAAAATTACTTATTACTTACTTTGGGCTGTTTGTATTGTCAGCTTTATATCCAATATCATTAGATTTATTGATTGGTGGGTAAACTAATATGAGAGGAGGAAAGCGTGAAGGTGCAGGTCGCAAAGTTGGTTATAGAAAAGACGAGGAACTTAAAAAGAGCAATCGTATAGTGATCTTGTGTACTGATGAGGAGAATGAACTTATTAAATCAAGGGCACAAGCTGAGGGATTAAAAGTCTCAGCTTACATACTAAAGAAAGTTCTTGGTTAGGAATTAGGCAGTAGAAATACTGCCTTAAAAGTCATCATCTATAAAATTAGATGATCCTCTAATTTTTTAGATGTTTCCTCTAATTTTTTAGAGTTTTTTAATAATATATTATACAAATGGCTTATTTATCGGTGGGTAAACTAATATGAGAGGAGGAAAGCGTGAAGGTGCAGGTCGCAAAGTTGGTTATAGAAAAGACGAGGAACTTAAAAAGAGCAATCGTATAGTGATCTTGTGTACTGATGAGGAGAATGAACTTATTAAATCAAGGGCACAAGCTGAGGGATTAAAAGTCTCAGCTTACATACTAAAGAAAGTTCTTGGTTAGGAATTAGGCAGTAGAAATACTGCCTTAAAAGTCATCATCTATAAAATTAGATGATCCTCTAATTTTTTAGATGTTTCCTCTAATTTTTTAGAGTTTTTTAATAATATATTATACAAATGGCTTATTTATCGG